ACTTTGCACTCATCCAAAATCTTAGCAATATCAGACCAGAGCTTTTCCTCCTTAGTCATATCGCCTGGCTGTTTCTTGTAATTGAACATACCTTCAACAGATAAGCCTTTAAACTTACCTGCTTTAATGTCTCCCCACACTTCGTCATTATCGATTGAATAAGAGGCAAAAGCTGATCCATCTGGAGCGTCTTCAAATCCTTTCATTGGTTTGATCCCTCTCGACTCATCTGTGATCCAGCACTCAAACATCGTCACGCCATCGACTACCTGGTTAGGATCATGCATCAAATTAACATTTGAAGTGTATCCCTTCTGGAACATTTTTTTGACGATCTTATAAATCGTATCCTTTGGGAAGGAAACGAAATACTCCTGGCCGTTATCATTACGATAGATCGGTGTATCTGCTAACATCATAGGGCCCGAGATGATGCGACGCTCTTCGTCTTGGATCTCAAAATTCATACGATCCTCTTTGAAGCGAAGGAAGTTTCTCTCGATCGCTGGCTTGTCTACCAAAGCGACGAAATCTACTTCAGATCCATCCATTAGATCCTCGTTAATTTCTAGTAAATAAATAGGTAAATTCATTCTTTATTTTTTAGTTAAAATCTTGAAGCTTTTTCAATACGCTCAATTCTTTTCTGTGATCCAGTGATGTCACTCTCTACCACATACGCGCGTGTTGTTACGTTTGAGATAGTATTTAGTGATCGCTGATCCAATGAAGTCGGGATAGGCTCCGCTGATCTTGGCGCAATAGGAGCGCCAGCTCCAGCGCTTGGTGCTGATCCTAAACTCGGCGCTGATCCTCCACCAGATTGACCAGGAACCTGGACAGCTAAGATGTTTTGAATTGACTTATATCCGGAAGCTAAAGCAAGTCCAGCATTAATCGGCGCAAGCACTGGTCCTACGAAAGGAATTCCGATTGTAGACTCGTAAGCTTTCTGAGCTGATAAGATCGCGGAGATCGTAGCGCTTGCTACCGCTGCCGCCTTTCCTGCTGCCGTCTCAGTTCCTAAAAGATTCGAAAGGTTTGCAAGTGTGTCAGCAGTTGCTTGAGCCGCTGCGATCTTAGCCTTTGCTTCCTCTTGAGCGATTTTCTTTCTAGCCTCCGCGTTTTTCTTCGCGTCCTCAGTTTGCATCTGCTGAGTGGCTCTAGTATTTTGTACGATCTCCTCAGAAGTTGTACTTAAATCTTCAAGCGCTTGCTGATCATATTTTTCCTGGATCTTCAAAAGCGCTTCTTGTCTTGCCTCCTCTACGCCTTCAAGATCTCCCCCAAATTTTAAACGCTCTTCATAAAGCTTGTCATATTTTGCCTGCTCTAATTCAATTTCTTTTTCTTGATCAGTCAGGAATTTCTCCGCATTTCTATTTGCGATATCTTCGTCTTCCTTGTTGATCCTTGCCTGATTCTTTTCGTATTCTGCGCGCGCGTCTTCCGCTCCTTTGCGAAGATCTTCCAGGCGTTTTTTAGCAGCTGCTAATTCTTTTTCTGCTGCCTCTTTGTTTTGTTTAGCGATCTCTTCATTCCGCTTTTTATTTTCGTCCATTACAGACTTATTGTACTTGGCATCAATTACGACTAGATCGGTTTTAAGCTCGCGGAATTTTTTCATTTCCTCGGTGCTTAATTCTCCGTTTGTCTTTAGCTTTTGACGTAATACATTTAAGTCAGTATTGACAATCTCCTTTCGCTTCTCAGAAAGTACCTTCTCGCTGGCTCCAGTTGCTTCTAAAACTTTAAGATCAGCCTCTAAAGCTTCCTTTCTACGCTCTGAAGTCTTAGTGAATTTCTCTAAAGATCGCTCTGCCTGGTTTGTGATCCCTACAAAATCGGTCACTTTCTCCACTAATCCAGTGAAAATCTTGCCTACATTAGCTAATCCAGGGATCGCTTTAAGGACTGCCTCCTTAATTGCATCAAAATTTGAGACGATTAATCCCAAAGCAACCGCAAAAGCACCCACTCCAGTGGCAATTAATGCCCCTCTCATAGTGGTAAAAGCACTAATCGCCGCCGCTTTCATAGAAGCAAAGGCACTTAATACGTTTGTTTTGATGACTAGCCCTAAGTTTTTAAAGCCATCGATCGACGCTAGGACCGTATTTAGTCCTTCAGATAGGGCTAAAGCTCCCTGAACCTTTAAGAGTTGCTTCTCTACTTCCTTAGATTCTACGCCTACTAGAGCTAAAGCTCCCTGAGTTGCAGCGAATGCACCAGCTACGCCCTGGATCGATTGGCCAAATGCTTTAAATTTAGCATCTGGATCGAATGCCTCGATCGTAGCCTTAGCGTCTCCAATCCGATCTTTTAATTCAGCAGCTCTTTTAGCAGCGTTTGCAATCTCCTGAGCGGAGGCTCCAGCTGAATTTTGGAGTTTTACTAATTCCATCATAGCCTCACGAAGCTGTCCTCTCAGACTCTTCGTGTCGGCTACTAGATTAATTCCTACTGTTTCGTTTACTGCCATTACGCGTATGTTAGTTCAATTACTCTTAATAATTCCACCTGGGTAGTTTTTGGAACGCTCGGATTGTAGTCATTTACTTTGTTCAATCTCCACAGCGCGCCATCAATCAGGATCAGCTTTGCAAAATCTAGCGAATAGATGTCTTGCAGATCTAGGTATAAATAGCAAGATAGGAGCTTACTATCCTTAGCAATGATCTCGGCCAAATAATCGCCCCAGAATGAAGTGAATAAGTTGGCTGAAGGATATTGCACAGATAGACTGAATAGCAATTCTTTAGGAACCCCGAAATTAATATCTTTAGCTGGTGCCGTCGGATGATCTAAGTGTCCAGCATAGCCGTAATAAGTAAGCGCTGGTCCTACGTTTCCATTTCCTGCCTCGCTTGGCTCCTTCATTCTCCAGCTAGTGATTCCAGTTATTTTCTGGAATTGCATTATTCGGATGTTAGTATCACGTCTTACTTCAACGTTATCTGATCGATCGAAAAGTGAAGCGCAAAGCTTAGTGTCTCCGGTCCTTTTGACTAATACAGAAGGGCTGAAGATTATATCGATGCTTGTTCGGTCCTTTGTGAACTCGAAGCCAGTGTCCTCTTTTCTATCTCCGTAGCTTTCGCTGTATTTTTTATTGTACCGCTCATTGTAAAAGTCATCGTCTTCCGTATATTGGAAGTCATAGAAGCGCGCGTTTAGCTCGCTCATTGGCTTAATACTGATCGGCTGAGAATAGTCTACTTTGTCGGACCAATCGATCGCGTTTGACACTGGATTCTCAAGCAATACTAAGCCAGTCGGATCGCCAGATTCGCCGTGAAGAAGTAAGTCTCCAAAGTCATCAATCTTGATGAAACCTCCACCGATCTGATAAAAGTCGATGAAGGGCTCGATCATTATGTGTTTATCTTTTGACTTGTCCTCGTAGACATAAAGGTTAAACATCCGGCAGATCGAAATGAATAGATCTTTCTGAAGGATTCCTTTAGGCAATAAGTTAGGCATTGAAAGCGAAGCGCCATATCCGGCAGCCACTGGAACCAAATTATCCGAATTGAAATCGAGCATTAAGTTCTCTGAAATAAATTCATAGTTCGGATTGCTTCCTGGATTCGTAGTCACTTCGACGTAGAACGTGTCCCCATTAGTCAGTGAAGCTTCGATCTCCTGGTTAATGTAAAACTCTGTCTTCTCATCGTCATTATCTGCAAGCGTCCATGATCCGATCACTGCTAGATTCTGGTAGAGCTTGATGTTTACCTGGCGTTGAGTTACGACAGTGCCATATCCCTGGAAGGTAAACTTTCCAAGCGTTCCAGTAGTGCCAGTAAACGTGAACGTATTACTTGACGCGATTGTGAACTGATATAAATTTGTTGAGTTAAAAGTCAGCAATTCATCCGATCCAGTGATCGTGATATTAGCCGCCTGAGCATTTAATAAATTAGCGATGACTTGCTCCAGGTTTGCAAAATTATTCGGGATAATTAGCGACCTAAAGAATGACGTATTGAAGAAATCACTTGAATAAGTATAGCCAGAATAGTCAATTATTTTATCCATTAATTCATGGACAAAAAAAGCCGGTCTGAAGGCGTTCATGTGGTAATCGTTGGATCCAGATTTACAATTTCCGTAATCGATTAAAGGATAAACGATACCAGTTCCTGAAGCATTCCAGGAATTCGCTATATTTGTTTCGGTCCATGTTTGATTATATTGTCCGAAATAGTTTGAAAATTCCTCATCCTCAAGCGTCTTGTTAGCGATCGCGGATGCAAATCCTCCAAGCTCCCCGAACACAGCACATTCGTACTCAATCGTTCCCTTGTTGATCTTGATCTCAAGCAAGCGAAGCACACCCTTAAATACCTGGATTTTATTTACAAAAATCTTCGCATTCGTTTGTTTAGTCGGATCGAAATTATAACCAACGCTTGGATTATTTGTATTAACGCCGTAATTATTAGAATTAGTGAGGCTATAAATATGCCCAAAAATTTTATTGTTATTAGCGTTCCCTGGAACTGTGATTGTTTTAGAATACGTCGTATTCCGAGAGCTAAAGTCCTTGATGTCATCAATCGCCAAATTTAATTCCAGCCCGATATCCTCGTAAATATCAAGCCGGCTATTTTCTAAAATTATTTCTGTGATCATTATTTAAACTGGCTATATTGTTTAATACCAAGATCGAAGTTCAATTCGTAGTTGAAGATCTTATCTGAGCTATTATTTTTTTCCTGCCAATTTGTGGCAGTGAAAACGATCGGATAGTAATTACCACCGAATTGATAATAAATCTCATTAGAAGCTAAAAGCTGAGATCCCAGGTTGTAGTCATCGATCGTCAAATAATCAGAGATCACAAAGTAAGAATAATCGATAGCAGTCGTGAAGCTTCTTGTACCCCCGTAAAAAACATTAGATGAATTCTTGAAATCCATCGTTTTAGTGCTGGTGTTAATTTCATATCCAGAGCGTGTGTAAGTTTTGCGATCCATTTTTTTATTCTGTCTCGATAGCAATCTGAAGGCGAATTGATCGTACCCTCCAAACTGATTTTGGAATACGATCTCAACCGGCGTAAATCTAGGTGCGCACGTTTGTGTGATAGTTATCGAATCAGAGCCGATCGATACGCGATAGGCATAAGTACTCGCCGTGATCTTAGTTGTGCCTAGGTAGGCATTTATAGAAGCAGGAGATAGGTCCAAAAGAATTCCATGAACTGCGCTAGTTAAGAAATTAGATCCAGTCGAAGCGCTTCCGTTATTTGTCCCGTCCTCGTTTAGATTTTGGATCGTAGCAGTTAGCGAACTGGCTAAGTCTGAATTAAAGTAAGTGATCAAGAAAGATTCTCCCTGAACTACCTTCGCAGCTGTCCGATCGCGTGATGTCAAGAACTTATTTTCATAAGTGGTCATCGGAGTGCGGAAAGGATCAAGCGAAAAGTTCCAGCCCTTATAGGATCCAGAAGTTAAGTTCGGATAAGTTACTCCGTTATATTCTTCCCCGTAGCGGATCGTGTAATCGACATGAAGGAAACCGTCTGCATTGCGGACAAATCCTGATCCGTCATCGACAAGTTGGCTTGCAAAGTAATTTCTGACAATAGGTCCGAAATCGATGATCCCCAAATTGTTAGAGTCTGGATAGACTTTAAAGCTTGCGACGGTTGCTGAATTAATCTGTATGTCAAATACATATTTGAAGTTGGTTAGTCCTACGTTGTCCGAGCTTACGACGAACCAGAGCGCGTCGTGAGCTGAAGAATAACTAGCAGGAATGCTTTCAATAGTGATCGCCATTATTTGAATGTTTGTTTAATGTTTAAAGCTACGTCTTGACCTAGTGCCTTAGCAAGCTTGATTTGGAAGTCCTGGCCGAATGCCTCTTCGATATTATCTTCGAAGAATCCAGTCCTAGAGATACCTTTTCGTTTTATGTTTTTAGCCGTTGCTATTGCCAGGTTTCGAAGCGTCTCTGTTTTGTCTACCACATTGCCAAGCGTTTTTCTTTTTCGCTGTAAGCCGGTCAGATTCTTTCTCTGGTCCTCGTTACGGATGTAAGACTTATGTCTTAAATACCACTTAGTGATCGATGTAATGAAGCCACTAGAAAGGCGTAAATTTTTAAAGCTATACGGACTATTCGTCGGCTCGTGAAATCCTCTAGGAAGTGATCCTTTGAAACCTCCGATACCCTTGACACCTTTGTCGTTGAAATCGTAATACTCAGACGCTGGATTATTTTTATCATATCCAATCGTCAAAGAGTATTTAGTTCCACTCTGCTTTACTTCCGTGACTACGATATCTGACAGATTACCAGTGTCGATCTTGCCTCGCTGAGTTAATCTTTTTTTAGCCAGCTGAATAAACTCATAAGCTGCCTGAGTCATGATCGCCTCGACAGCATTCAAAACTACTTCGCCACCTTTGGAGATCCCTCCAGCTGTGAAGCTTGAGCCTAAAGATTCCTGCGCCTTAGTTATGCTTTGCATACGCTTGTTTTATTTGTTCGCGATCGTGCGCTGTTTTACTCTTTAAATAAGACAGATCATTCAAAGCCTGGATCGTCGGAAGCTCGTAAACTTCAGACAATTTTATCCTTTCGTGCTCCGCAATAATTGTGGCCTGGTATATCCATCCAAAGCGTTGCATAAACCCTGAACCAGAATCTCTGCCTCCTCTTCCGTCATCCCCGCCTTCATTGATTCCGTCTTGAAATAGCCCGACAAATTCTTTATCGAGTCGCTGAAGACTTGACAAAAAAAAACTATCGAGCCGTAGACTTGTTCGAACGGAGCTTCCAAGATATCCTCAGCGTATTCCTCGTGCTTAGCCGAATCGTACTTGCATATTTTCCATCCTCTCCAGGTCCGTTTCATAGGCATGACCATTGACGCGGCGATCTTGTGAATGTTCATCGCTATGTCAGCACCGAAAAACTTAGTTTCTAGGTAGCGTGCATAGGGGATATTTCGAACGTCATAGATACACCGGTAACGTCTACCAGGCGTCTTAATAAAGTCCACTGGCTTAGGCTCTGGGAGCGTGTCAGTTATGAACTTTATTTTTAATAATTGCTTATTTAGATCCTTTACAGATAAGGAGTCTATTTGGTTTTCTGTTTGGTTAGTCAGAATAGCCAAGGATTTTACAGCGATGTCGAGCTCTGTCAGTCCTTCAGTTTTTTGAAGAAGATTCTGGAGCTGGATCCACTGCCATACAGTAACGTCTTTCCAAGTCATATCGATATTAAATAGCATTTAAACAAAATTGTATTTACCGGTGCCAGCCTTGAAGTCTAGCTTTCTCCAGGCTAAAGCCAAAGCCATCACACAGTCATCGTGAAAACCGCTAGGAGCGGAATACTTTACACCATTAGCCGAGTATTGATACTCGAAGATCTCGAGCTCCTCCTGGATCATACCTGCCGGATAGTGGATCTTCTCTTGATGAATCGCCACCTGCAAGCCTAACATTAATTCCTGCTTCGACTGGCTTGTAAACTTAAAGCCCTCGATCGCTAATCCTTCGCGCTGTAATTGCTCGACCACTGGATCGCCTACGCCAGTGCTATCGACTAACATGGGAACCTTTGGAAGCATTCTGATTTTATTTTGTGTACTTGCCCAGTCGCTTTGGAAGCGATCGAAATAAGCCACATTTCCAGCGCCGTCTAATCCAATGATCACAGTCCAGTCACTATATTTTGCAAGGTCAATACCAAACACGCGGACCGGATCCTGAGACATGGCAGAAACACATCTGGAAAGCGCCTGAGATCCAAATGGATTCGCGCTGTTCTCTGCTGGGTTTGCCATGTACTCCTGCTCAAATACCACTTCAGGCAAAGCTAACCTAGCGCTGTCGATCTCTTCGTCTGCTATGTGTGGATTATCGTAGGAGCTGTATTTGAATGACTCCCATTCCCCAGAAGGATCGAGTCCTTTAAGATAGAGTGAGTAGAAGAAATTCTTTCCTTTCGGAGTCGATAAGAATATCGCCTTTCCTTGGAAGTCTGTTAGCGTTGGTCTGATTGCATTATTCCAGCCATCTTCCAGGTTAGGAATAAAGGACGCCTCATCGATGATCACATAATGAAACTTTAAACCCCTGAGATTATCCAGGCGTTCGCCAGTGAAGAATCTGATCGAGCCTCCAGTGATTAGCTTGAATGTCAGATCTGATCGATTAGGGATCGCTACGTTTGCCGGCATCAATAAGGCTAGCTCATCGAAGAACGCTTTGGCTAGTAAGTAAGTCGGTGTGATGTAAGCGACGCGCTTTCCTTGCATGGATTCCAGGCATGTGATTACCTGGCAGATTAAGGACTTCCCCCATCGTCTGCCGGACATTAACACCTTGAACCTTGCTTTTGAGTTTAAGACCTTCGCTTGGTTAGTGTGTGGTCTAGGAAGTGTGATCTTCGTTTGCAAAGCTTATGATTACTTCTTGTTTCTCTTCGTTCTTAGCTCGATCCGTCCATCCTAAGAGATTCTTAGCGTAGAAGATGCCCTTTCCTTCATTAGCCACAATATCGGCCGCTAGAGCGCGAAACATTTCGTCTATCTCTTTGACTTCTTTGTGTAGTGGATGATCAGAATTGCCTAGGACATTATACCAATTAGAGCGCTTGTAAAATTGAGCGCCTTGTCTTGGTAGCCATATAAGTAAAAAGTAGCTGATTGTAGGCAAGTGACGTTCACGAATGATCCGAACGCCTGCCCCAGTTGCTACTTCCTTAGTAGAATCCAGACAATAGTCGACGTATCTATTCGCCCACTCAAGGATCAGGTCAGCTTCTCTGATTTTCTCGACTGGTTTTTTAGTGCTTACTGGTTTTTTCTCTTTCATTTTTTGAATAATAAGGTCCAATCAGTCGGTATAGTTAGGCGATTATAAAGCGAATATCCATATTCTGCCATAAATTCGATCCACTCGTCGGTCTGTTTTATGTTAATATGGCCCCACCAGGCATCAAATTCTTCTGTCGTAGTGTAAGGAGTTGAAGAAAGAAGCAGGTAATTAGCCTCGATACTCTCTAAATACTCGTTGATCTGCTCGTCTGTTAGGTGTTCAAACACCTCGATCGAGACAATCATTCCACATTTACCAGGATAATTTCCTAAATCTTTTAGGTTTATTCCCCTGGATCGAGCAAAGTCTCTGTGATATTTGTTTGGCTCGATGCCGTGATATTGAATTCCTTTGTGTTCTAAGCATTCGCCAAGCGTTCCCATACCAGCACCGATCTCAATCACAGACTGCGCATAGTTTTTAATGATGTTCGCCGTGCCATCCATAAGCGCCCAGTATTCTGGATTCTCTGGTGTCACTCCTATGCTGATCTCGTAATCGAAAAACTCCTTTTCAGTTGCTTGCATTACTCTATTAGTTTGGAGTAAGTAGCAAATCTTGCCTCGTTAATTTTAAAGATATCGTAATGTTCGCGGACATATTCTCCGTTTCTATATCCGTAGTCATCGCGCATCTGCTTACTGAATGCCATTCGTTTAATGTCGCGCTCCCAGTTGTCTACTTCGAAGATAGTCGGGATATCGTCATAAGGCGCCTTTTTGTAAGTTAAGATCGGGATGTTTTTCGCTCCTGCCTCCAGCGCTTTAAGATTCGATTTTAGTCTGTTGAATTTATTATCCAGCAAAGGAACTAAAAGCATGTCGGCCTCAAGGTAAAAATTCATGTATAGATCGACCGGCATCGATTCTAGGATCTTATAGTCAAGCTTCTCATTAGCAGTGTATAGATTACCCATCTGCTCCCAGTGCCACTTATTAAAATTATTCCATCCACACAGAAGCATCCTGGTATTCTCTCTGAATACCCTAGACTTCGCCAGCTCTCTGATCGGTTGCTTGAGTTGCTGAATATCCGGATAGTGAGTGATCGATCCAGTGTGTGCGATCGTTACTTTCTCATTCTCCTTCCTGATCGACGTGAATTGATCCTTGTCAAATGGCAAAGCGTTTGGAAGGACCTCACAATTCTTATTGATCTGGATGATCTCCAAGCGTAGGCGATTGTGAGTCGTTGTAACCAGGTCAGCGAAACGAATGTAATCCTTGATGATCCTAGTCACTCCAAGCTTGCGATAGGTGTGCGCGCTTAGATGCTTATCGAACAGAGTCCAATAGTCATCAATATCTACCACCAATTTAAAGCCAAACTTCTGGCGCCATTCCAGGAGCTGAAGAAGTGGCGTCGATTCAAGGAACCGATTTACCACTACCACATTGAAATTCTTTTCTTTCAATAGATCCTCTGTAATCGTGTCAGTGATCAGGCAGTATTCCTTCTCCATGGTCGACAAAGGAAGTGCCAGTCTGTGGTATGTTACGCCACTATTTTGACTTCCTACCGCCAGGATTCTTAGCTTTGATTTTGTCATTGGTTTGGTTAGTTTGTTGAGCTGAGATCACATTCTCGTAGTGATGCTTTAAGCGCTTGAGCATGTCGAAGACGCAGCCTCCACACCAGGCGTTTAGCACATAGCTAGGATCCAGTGATCGCTTGTAGATTTCGTGATACTCATTAAGGACCGCGTGGTCTAGGTTTCGAGTAAATCCAAGCGCTACCGATTCAAAGTTGATGATATTGTCTTGGATGAATTTAATGTCTTGCTGTGTCATAGCTTTTCTATTTCTTGTTTAACTTTATCCCAATAACTCAAAGCATCATTATATACAATTGCTGATTTATTATATGATTTGTATTCATTTAATATTTCATCTACTGCAATTAATGCACATTGTTTTGCTACTTTATACTTTGAAGAATCATGTTCTGTAAATATTCCAAAGTCAGTATCAAATATTGGTTCATACATTGAACTTATAATATCTTTCGCTTTCTCTTCTGGTGTCATAGCTTTGTAAGTAATTTCATTAATAATCTTTCCACCACCGCAGCGATCACGCCGGCCCCGAATGAAGTCGCGACGATAGTCGATAGTAACTCAGGCGCAAACATCAATCCAAGCGCCGCCCAGAAGCCCAGGCAAGGCGCGCAGTTGAACGGTTTAAAATTGATCCCTAGGTTATAGGGCAAATTGTTCATATTCCAGAACGTAACGAAAGCCACTGAGGCAAGTAGTTGAATCATTTGTTTATCATTTTTATTCTGATATTGTCAATGTTTTACTTCTGATATTGGCATAAAATTTGCTGTCTTTCCAGCTGTCATTAGTTTAGTTACTATGCTATAATAACCAACATCACTAAAAGTGTAGTCAGGACAGGATTCGAACCTGTATGTTGAATATAGAGGATATAGTTTTCGTACTTGTTCTATAACATGATACTCCATTTAAGCGTCTACCATTCTGCCACCCGACTATATAGTTATCCTCACACCAACTCAGATAACTATGTTTTGCTCCCTCCCTACTCACACCGAGACTTTGTGCTTTTCGGTAAATGGTGACTAACTTCCTTCTATTTTATAGAGAGCTTCTTTTACTTCCAGGTAATAACATTTATCGTCCATCCTCTTCGACATGTCGATAAACTTCTGGCACATAAACAGAGCGCACTCTCGAGCCATTAGTTTGGAGCCAGTAAAGTAAAGGCAATTATTGAACAGCTCACGGGCTGTCTCATCTGGCTTCTTATTCATCCTTCAGTTTCTTTTTGATTAACGCGATAGTTTTGACGATCGACGGATAGGGTATCTTGGTCTTTCTGTGGACGTCCATCTGATTAAATCCAGACTCGACGTATTGATCCAGCAGTCGGTCTTCATACCAGCACAGCGTCTTTCTTTTACTATCTAGCAAATCAAACAGAATTTCCTTCTGGTCCTTCGAGTTGTCGATCTGATCTTCCAGGTTTTCGATCTCCTCTATCGATTCGAACTTAGCCCGGAAGTTACGGAAGAAAGGCTGATTCATCCCAGTGCTTCGGATCATGTTTAGCATGGCCCGGACCAGGTAGAACTTCAGCGCGTTATTCTCGTAAAGATTCCAGAATTTCTCGTCGCTTAGAGTGCAAAGAGAGATGAACATCTCTTGCCTAAGATCGTCGCGGAGGCTAGCCGGTTGCATCTTGCGAAGCGCCTGGCTTATATCCTTCGAAAGATACAGCTCCTCGATTATCTCGTTTCTGCTCTTCACTATAAGTCCTCTGGTAAACTAGCGATGTAAGCTTCGACTTCCTTCACGATCTTCTTCGTGTTTTCGATTTCATACTTTAAGTATTCCATCGCTTTCTCAAGATCCTGAAGACGATCTTGTTTCTTGCCTGCTCTAAGAACGTACTTGATGACGTTACCTAGGGAGAACCCAAGCCCAAAAGCATCGATCACATCGATCGCCTGGAGTCCTCCCTTTCCTTGATAGTGATCAGGTTTGACCACTTGTTCAGCGTTACTATTCATTTTCATTTCGTTTGGTTATGCAAAGCTTAAAAAATCTTTTTTAAAATTCCAAATTTACACCGTAGTTTTTTAGTAATATATTCAGCTGAGTGTTAAGCCCTTCGCTCTTAGTCTCTGTCATTTCAGTCATCTCCATGCCTAAGCGGAAGAATAACAGCATGAGCTTACCTGCATCCAAGTACTGATCAGTGACCTCTCCAGTCGGATCGCCTTTATAAATCTCCTGCTCTAACTTCAGCAGTTCATCCAGAACACTATTGGATTTCATCTTCAGCGACTGGCGATTAAATATGGACGGACGGAAGTCTGCCTCGATGTGATCAATCAGCGCGTTGATCAGTCCGGCGTAGATTATAATCGTTTCTTTTTCTTTTAGCTTTGCCATTTTAGAATAGTGTTAATTGGTCTGTGTGTTGTTTAAATCGTTTCTCTGATGCCTTGAAATAATCCTCGTCTAGCTCGAAGCCAGTGAACTCAAAGCCTAAGTCATAGGCTGCAATCCTGGAGCTTCCAGATCCTAAGTGAGTGTCTAGAATCTTATCGCCTTCTTTGGCGTAGTTAGTCAATAACCATTTGTAAAGTTTTGTGGGCTTTTGAGTTGGATGAAATCTACCACCTTCGATGTTATTTTTAGCTAAAGCCTCTCCTCTTGACATATCAAAAACTCTGATTGCTTTATCAAAAGAACTCCAAGCAAGCTCTCCATCTGCTAAAGAAAAATCTCTTTGACCTTTATCCCAAAAAATCCACCCCATACTTGGCGGAAGAAATTCAGTCATATAATTTCCTCCCCATACAATTTGATTTTTTGAAACCCGAAATAATTCATTCCAATAATTTTCATCAGGAATTGATGAATCCCACTCCGTCGTTTTATATAATTTCCATCCCCTTCCAGCCTTTGACTTACCTTCTGATTTTATTCTAGATAAGGCAGCATTGTTTTGTTTCTTGTCCGCATCAATACCATAAGGCGGATCAACAATCGCCAGCTCAAAGTGATTGTCTGGATACTGCTTCATGCCCTCGATGCAATCCATATTAAATACTTCTGATTTCGTTTTCATTTGTTTTTGTTTAGGTAGTCCTTTATTCTTTTAGTCCTTAGGAAGGCAGCCCTTCGCTCCGCCCCGTGGTTATTTAACATCCTCAATAGATTGATTCTAAGCGATCCATTTACGTCATTGATAACAACACCAGGCAATAGGATAGATCGTGTCTCTCGTGTCAATTCTGACTCGATCCAAGCGATGCACTGCTTATAATTGTCCGGCAGATTTTTATTAGTGTCCATTTTAAACTGGTTTAATCTCAAACTCAATTCTAGGATCCATTTTATCAATGTGCTTTCTCATAACCAGGACCGAACATAGTCGATCGTTTGCAATCATTCCACAATTCTGGAGGCAGTCAAGGATTACCTTCGCCGCGTTGTCCAGGTCAGATCTGTTAGATTGGAAGTAGACATCGATCCAAATCTGGAAGGGCTCTGTAATTGTAATTACATTGTGCTTACGAATCTGCCACTCGAAGCTCACTTCGTACTCCTTTAGATCAACGGTCTTATAGAGGCGATTCCCTCCGATCCGGTATCCGTTTGACTTGCTAGGCACCTGGCCTTTGATTGTGATCATGATTTTGATTCTTTAACTATCTCTATAAGTTTATCTATACAAGCATTTTCTGCTTCTTCGTACGTTAAATACCCAAGTAAAGTATTATCTTTTATCCATTCATTTGATTTAAAAGTAATATCCCACGAATATGTATGAGATACATCCATTGCAAAAATGCAACCATTTAATATATTATGTTTCTCTCTAAACCATCTCAATACTTGTTGTTTAAGTGGTGCAGTACATCCATCTTTACCCATTGCTAAAGTTGAATTTTTCTTTATAGTAGCAGTATATTTTAAGCTACATAAATTTGGCGTAAAAAATGATGCGAAACAAACTTCATCAAATTCCAATTCTTTTAAAGCTAATGCTTGCTCGTATGTTACAAATTCTTTTTCCATATTTTTAAAATTTAGCCTCCTCGAAGGTATGATTAATCGTATTGATCGCGCTCTCCTGGTAGACCGGCTTAAAACCCTGGAGCTCCTCGTAAGAATCCGCAATCCGGTTAGTCGTAATATCCACATAGCGATCGATCGTGCAAGTCTCCCCGTCTCGATTTTTTAGGATCACATAATTGAGGATATTATCATCCGGTCCTTTTGCTGTATTGTTAGCCCTGGCGTCGGTGTATTTATAGTAATCGTCGCGATATAGTCCGATCACTGCGATCGCGTCCTGCTCGACATTCCCAGAGCTTCTAATGTCAGATAGCTGTGGAAGTCTTGATGATCTCCCCTCGATTCCCCTGGATAGCTGAGACAAAGCGATGATCGGAATCTTTAGCTTCCTGGTTAGCTTCTGGATCTTATTTGATACGGAAGAAACCTGAGCAAAATCTGACTGATCCTTGAGCTGATTGTCTCTGATCAGTTGCAGATAGTCGATGACTACCAGGTCAATTTTATTTCGCTTGGCCTCCGATGTTAGGATCATGGATAGATAATTAATATCACGATTATCTGAGTCATAGAAGAATATCGGAAGCGATTTAAGGATCGACGCGTTCGAGTTGCGGATTTTAAGTATATCGTCTGGCTTCACTCGGTTAGCTTTTAGATCGCTGTATTTATAGTCGCAATTCTCGGAGCTGATAAGACGATACATGAGCGACTCCTTTGGCATCTCAAGCGAAAGGAATAGAACTCGTTTACCAGATTTCGCAGCGCTCTTAGCGTGTTGTAATCCTGCAATAGTCTTGCCCATACCTGGACGCCCAGCTATTACCGTCATTCCTTCCTGGAACCCTCCTAGAATATAGTTTAAATCCCTAGATCCGGTGTCAATACCTGAGAACTTAATCTTCCCAGCGTTAGCTTCTAGCTTATCGATGACTTGATCATAGACTGAGGCGATGTCAAACACCTCAGAGGATTCGATTGATCGCTCTAGGCTATCCATTTCCTTGGTAATGATCGTCTGTAAGTCAGAGACTTCCTTGTTATCCAGGATTGCAGTCTGAATCTTAAAGGCTAAATCGTGGAATCTTCTCTTTCCTTCTGTTTCTTTTAGCTGATAGCAGGATTCTTCTAGGTTAATCAATCGGTCAGGCATTAGTTTCAGGACCAATTCAGCCGAAATTCCCTTTTCTTTTTCTTTGCTTTTAAGGACTCTAAATACATCTGCCCTAGTGATTCTCTTATCTTCTAGGGATAGTTCCTTAAATGCAAGGAATGACGCCTTAAATAAAGCATCTGTGAAAGATTCTTCACTGACTAATTTATTAGCTTCACTAAATAAGTGAGGATAAGCTAGTAAATGTGAGACGATGTCACGCTCTAGGTGCACATCGTTTAGATTTAGTTTTACTGCCATTCGTTTGGTATTATAGGTTTGTCGTTCAAAGCTACTTGATTAACTGGACTTTTCAAATTTTGAATCTCGTCGTTGAAGCATTTGCCGTTTAAGTAGGTTAGTGGATTCTTTCTGTACTGCAAGTCTGGATTAGCTTGGACATACTTATCGACTGACTCCAGAATTTTTTCAATCTCTTGCTTCTTTAATTTCTTCCAAGCCTTTTCGCATTTAACTCGATCGACTTTCTTTCCGTAGTTATTCCAGAAGATTTCAAACTCATCGCTTTTGTATTCTTCTTGTTCTTCTTCTTTTTCTTTTTCTTCTTCTTCTTGCGATTCGGTATCCATACTGTATAGATACTGTATCAATACTCTATTTTTGACGTTCTTTAGCTCTTTTTCTACACAAGACAGAACTTTAGGCGAATTTGAGTCATTGAACTTAACCCAGTTTAAAAGCGCGATTTCATTCGTATCTTTTGAGAATCTAATTTTGTTTTTTTCTTGGAAGAAATCTAATAGCTTATGCACTGTCTCGGCATTGTATCCGGTATCAAAGCAGATTTTTCTTATAGACGTCTCATAGATTCCGCACTGTGTGGTCCTATCATTGGTCATCAAATACAAGTAAAAGTATTTCTGCTCTGGAGTTAGATCTCCTATGAAGGAATCGCTCCAGAAAGTGACCGATATTTTTCTAAATGCTGCCATAGTAATTAATATCTAAATTTTAAAGATGGTTCTTTATCTTCTGGATAATGTCTGTAACCTTTTAAATCGTAGGTTATATAT